GCAATCTTCATCAGGCGAGATCCTCTCGGTCGGTGGCCAGCGGCCCTGGTTCGGGGTATGGCGTGACCCTGATCCAACTGATCAGGTTCTTTCTGGCGGCGATGAGCCGGGCCATGACGCTGTTCAGCTCAAGCTGCAGCGCCGAGATGTCCTTGATCCGCTCCTCTAGGATGCTTTCCCAGTGGTTGCGGTCTTCATTGGTGGGCATTAGCCCGCCTCCAGGTGAAGCCGGAGTAACCTAGCGACTTCGGCAGGTTTGTCGTTCAGAAGTTGCAGGTAGTCGCTGACCGTCAGGCCCACGGCGTCGGCGACGTTGGCCAATGCCCTGCTTGTATCGACCTCGTTTCCCCACAGTTGATGTGCGACTAAGGTCTCGTTGTATTCTTCCTCGCGTTCGGCGAGGCGCTCTATGCGGTCAGGGCTGTATCCATAGCGCACGGCCAGGACGGCGCCGCTCGGTCAGGTGATGCAGCTACCATCCGGCAGCTTGGCGAACCACCTGTTTAGACCTATTCCCCCCCGGCCACACGTCCGCTGCGGCGATGGCTACGATCAGCTCACTGTCGCTGATGTAGCCGATGGGGTCATCGAACATCTTCATCCTGGTTCTCCTCCTCGATACCGGCCGCTCACCCGAGGCTCCCACGGCAGCGTGTCGTCCTCTTCCACTTCGACGCGCGAGATGGGGCCGCAGGCGCCGGTGCCGCGCGGCTTCGGGTGGACCAGGGTGCCGCAGGACGCGGGCTTGATACGGGTCTTCGCATCCAACCACGCGTTGCAGGTAACGCAGTAGTAGTGGACTTCAGCCACTAGAACGCCTTCCCGCACGCCAGGCACCGGTTGAACTCATCGTCCTCGGCGCAGCTCCTGTAGTGATGCACTGACAGCTCGTGCTTGCACTGGCTGATCACCTTATCCATCTCCTCCTTTGCCTCGCACGCAGCCTGATGGCACGCCCGTATCTTGCGGTTCGTTTCCAGCGCGGTGGTGTATAGCCTGATCGCCTGGTCAGCACGCTCCTCGGGCGTCACGTCCTTGGCTAGCATGGCTCGCATAAGCGCGGCCGTGAACAGCGATCGCTCGACGCCGATGAGCGGTTCCGAGATGGAGCAGTCCACCAGGGGAGATTTCATTGCGGCAGTTCTCCGCCAGCCTGTCCCTGCTCCGGTAGTCCGATGGTGCGCTCGCGGATGCCGAGTCCGGCGGCGTAGAGAGCTGTGCCAAAGTGCTCTAGTTGCGCCATGAAGCCGCACTCTATCGCGATCAGTTCACTACGGTCGATGCCGAGGAGAAGAGCGGCGGCCGAGCGGATGCCGCCGGGTCCCGTCGCATCCTCTCCGTATAGGAGTGATCCCACCAAGCACATTGAGCACTGCTCGTTTGCACGCACCCAACGACCCTCTTCGCGGTATACGCCAAACACCTCCGGGTCGATGGGGATGTTCTCCGCCATCCGGGCCAGCACCGCTCCCTCCAGCGAGGCCACGACCTCGGCTAGCTTCTCGTCAGTCATTGCTCGCATTCCTCCCTCGGGTCGGCCGTCAGGATCTCGGAGAGGCAGCGCCTGCAGATCAGGCGCGTGCCCTCATTGAGCAGGTGTCGTGTCGGCTCCTGGCAGCGCGAGCAGCCCTGCGGATCGGCCAGCTCGACGACAGGATAGGCGCGAGGCTGAAGTGTCATTGTTCGCACCCCGGCATCAGGGCTGGCATCTTACCGGCGTCGAGCGCGGCCTGTAGCTGGGGTTTCGCCCAGGCGCCGACGGTTTGCTGGTTAGGCAGGACGATTCCGGCCAGGAACTCATCTTCGAAGGTAGTGATTCCGGTCTGCATCGCTTCCAGCTTGGCCTTCAGGACCAGGGAGAGCGCACGCCACCGGGCGCGGCATGCCTGGGTGTAGCAGGACTCTCGCGCTTCATCGCTGCGGCGGAGCAGTTTGGATGGGGTGTGAGTGAACTCCGGGTCGTCCGGGTCGGGCATCGGTAGATAGAGCCGGACGGTGTGGCCTTCCATCTGGAAGAAGATGGTCGCCTGACCGCCCAGCCAGGCGTAGCCGAACCCGGTAGCGCCGTAGCGGCGGATGAGGTGTTCGATTTCCGCGCGTGTCCGTTCGATGGAGACGTCCGTCTTGGCGGCGTAGGGTCTCATCGCGCGGACCCTGCTCCGGCAACCAGGGCCTTCCCGACAGCCAGCGCCGCCTGTATCTCCTCATCGGTCATCTTGGGTTCCGGGAGTGCGGGCTTCAGGCGCGGTGGCCCGAGGCGATCCGGGCGCCCGATCAACGTCGGGTCCGTCAGGTCGAACCGCCCAGCGTTCTCGCGCTCGCACATACCGGCGACCCGAGAGACCTCCTCGTTTGTTCGGACGCAGTCAGTGTAGGTCTTAACGAACTCGGACCTCCAGAGCAACACGTTGTCTTGATGCAGTTTCTCGCAGATCCGCTGCCACCCCATCCGCGCGATAGCAGCCAGACAGCACCCGTCGCCTTCCACGTCCTGAAGGTCCAGTGACCCCGACGAGTGGACTGTTCGGACGAGCCTGAACACGGTTTGCCACGCGTGCTCGGCGCGAGCTTCCATCCCGCCGTCACCGGCCAGGGCGAACTCCACTATCTCGCTGGGCGTGGGGAAAAATTTGGTGCGCAACAGCGCAATCCCAGCCGCCTTCGTCACGTCTTCCGGCGCCAGCCCTGCGGCAGTAAACGCCAGCTCCCAGGCGTTGTATAACGCGGTGCTGGCAGGCTTCGGGTTAGCGAGCGCGGCCTCCAGCATTGTGTGGGCCGCTGCTATCGCCACCCGCATCGGCGAGTGGTGGTCGGTCACGACGGTGTGTCTCCGTAGGCGATCTGCAGATTGCGCTGCATCCGCGCTTCCAGTGTATCACCGCCCGCCGGTATAGTCCGACGTCCGCCCGCATTGACCTTTGCCAGGGAGCCGCCGTTGGGCGGGATGTCCCACGGCTCGATCCAAGACTGCTGGTTCAGGAACGTCGGGATGTGCTTCACGAAGCGGGTGCCGGTCGTTCCGGTCGCGTCACAGTAGCGCCGATAGCGTTCGCATCCGGCCTGGATGGCGTGCGGGTCGGCGCCGCTCTTCTGGAGCGCCTCGAACTTTGCTTTCCCCTTGGCGACCCCGCGATCTCCCTCTCGGGCCGGGTAGGTATCGAGAAAATTTGACCACAGCCTCGGGTCCAGGGTGGGCGCTCGGCGGCTCGGAGAGCCGACATGTGCCTCTTCCCTCGTTGTTTGCTTTATCTCATCCGGAACTAGCTCTGACACTCCCTGGCTCTGGCTCTGGCTCTGGCTCTGGCTCTGGCTCTGGCTCTGGCTCTGGCTCTGGCTCTGGCAACGCGCGCGCGAGGAGTTATGCCTAGTCGCCGCCGAACGCTGACTAGCCATGTCTAGCTGCTGACTAGCCATAGCTAGCTTCTGACGTTCCAGCTTGCGCCGCGTGTTCTGGTCGGCTCTCTCTGCCCAGCCATGCACGATCAGACGGTGCTGCGGGCACTCATCGACTAGCTCTGCCTCGACCAGGCAGGCTATCAAAAAGTCCGGGTCGCCTTCCCAGAACATCTCCTCGGCGATGTCGCGGTTGTCGATTCGCCCGATGGCGCCGTCCGGGGTTTGTGCGGCAGTGACGTGCCAGAGAGCTTCCATCACGCCGAGCGCACAGGGCACGGGCACGGACAGTAGCCTGGCGAGGCGACGGGTCTTGCGGTGGGTGAGGGCTCCTCGAAGGGCCATTCAGTTGCCTGGAACGAGAAGAGGCCCGCACCGGACATCACCCGGAGCGGACCCCTTCAGCGTACTCCCCGGCCTCGCGGCCGGAGCTTGGTGCGGCGGTGATGTCGCCGTGTAAACTCGCCACTGCCAGGTTCGGCGTGGAAGTTGCCGACACCTCCCGAGGCGGCTATAAATCTTGCGGACGCGACGGCGGCGGGCCCCAGCCAGCTACCCAGCTACCCAGGATCTTGGGGCTCGCCGCCATTCGCGAGGAGACTTTCGATGCCGGACGGCGGGTAGATGCCAGCCACCCAGCGCCAGAGCACCTGGTCAGAGACCGCCGCCGGGTCGGTCAACGGCGCCCTCACGGTGACCAAGGCGGCCGTCGCCAACCAGCGACACGTCGTGACCGGGTTCGTGGTCCAGAGCGTCCACACCGGCGCGCTCGGAAACGCCGGAGCCTTGACCGTGACGATCAAGAGCGCCGCGAGCGTGATCTTTACGGACTACATCCCGCCTGCGTTCCCCTTCAACGGACGGCTGGAGATTATGTTCCCGATCCCAATCGTGGCCGGGGAGAACGAGGCGATCACCCTGAACGTGCCGTCCGTGACTGTCGGGCAGGTCAACGGGACGCTACTTGGCTACACGACGTAGGGCCGCGCTATAATGCCCGCAAGGATGTGTCTCCTGGTTCTCTCGGCGCCGCTGGGGCGCTGGCGCTGCTTCCTCCCGCCAGTTCGGGGTTCGAGCCCCCGCCTGGAGAATTCAGCCGCACCGGCTGACAAGACGTTGGCACACGACACGGCCACCACACGACGATGCCCGAGTTAGCGACAGACCCAGGGTCCGGGGCCGCGCCCGGACAGGCATCCTCGACAGGCTCCGACCTTTCGTCCTCCGCCGGGAGGATGGCAGCCATCGGAACCTACGACCTCAGCGGGCTCGCCGACGAGGCGGTCTCTGCTGAAGTCACCCCGCAGGCCCAGACGCCGGTATCCGAGGGGACGCCCCCGGCCCCGGCCGCCCAGGAGCCTGCACCGGGACCGGTAGACTACACTCGCTTCAGCGAGGTCTTGCAGGAGCGCAATGCCCTGCGGGAGCAGCAGGAGCAGTGGGGTTCGGTCCTGGGAGCCGCCCAGACGCTGGGCCTGACCCCGCAGGAGGTTCTCCAGCGGGCGATCTCCCAGCAGCAGGCGGCTCCCGAGATACCCGCGACCATCGACCCGGAGCAGCAGTTCCACGACGCTCTGCGCGAGAGGGGGGTCGACCCCCTGACCGTGAGCGACGAGGTCTACGCGCTCCACCGGGCACTGTGGGACCAGCAGCAGCAGTTCGAGACGTTCCAGGCGAGCTTCCGCGAACTGCAGCATCAGGGCCAGCAGGCCGAGGTCGAGCGCATCCGGGGCGATCTATCCGCCCAGTTGGCGCAACTTGCGACCACCTACCCAGTGCTGGAGAACCCGGCGTTGGGGAACGGCCTCAAGCGCGCCTTGCTGGCGAACTACGGGATCGCTCGCGAGATGGGCATAGACGCCACTCTGGACGGGGTGGCGCGGGAGCTTCTCGGGGGGTTCGAGGACTACAATCGGACGATCCTGGGGACTTATGCCGCCCAGAAGCAGTCGGACCTCGCCGCCACTCCGCCGGTAGCCATCGGCGGGGGGACACCGGCGCCGTTCGACCGCAAGCCGCTCGGGGAGATGACCCCCGAAGAGCGGGAGCGGCGGGTGATGAGTGCCCTGGCGTCAGCCGTGCCGGAGGGGATCTAACGTGGCGGATGCAGTTGCGAGTGTATCGGCCCTTGACGGGCTGTTCAAAGACGTTTACGACAGCGCCGAGCTGGCGAACTGGGTGGAGCGCGAGCTGGCGTTCCTGTCGCTGGTCGAGCGCAGCACCAACCCGTCCGGGTGGGACGGGCGCGCCGTCGTGATCGGGGCCAGGAGCGCCCTAATGGCGGGCTACGGGTCGAGGGGAGAGAACGCGGCTCTGCCTGCGGCGAAGGCCGGGTCCTACCCGCAGATGCGGGTCTCGATGGCCTGGCACTACGCCGTGATCGAGCTGACCCATCAATTCATCCGGCAGTCGCAGAGCAACCGCGCGGCCTTCGCCAGCGGCCTGGAAGCCGAGGTCTCCGGCGCCGTCGAGGCGACCCGGCGCAACCTGGCCCGCCAGTATGCCTTCGGCGACGGCACGGGGTGGCTGGCGCGGTGCAAGTCCGGTGGCGGCACGGTGAACCCGGTGATGTATGCCAGCCCCGACGTGGACAGCTCCGGCATCGGCTACCCCGGCGCCCGCAACCTGGAAGTGGGCCAGGTCGTGGACGCCTACACGGCCAAGTCGGGCGGCGCACTCTCGTCGGACAGCAACGCGATCACGGCGATCAACTACGACACCAACACCCTGACCTGCACCAACACCATCGACAACGACGACTTCCTCTTCTCGGAGGACAGTCGGGGTGTCGAAGCGATGGGTCTCCTGGGGATCGTCGACGACGGCGACTACGTCGGAACCTTCCAGAACCTGGCCAGGTCCACGAACACCAAGCTCAAGGCCAACACCCTGGACGCGGGTGGCACCCTGCGTCCGTGGAGCCGGAACCTGATGGACAAGGCGGCCCAGAAGAGCCGCACGGTCCAGGGAGGACTGCCGCCGCAGGCGATCATCTCCAGGCCAGAGGTCGTCCAGGTAGCTGCCGACTTCATCGCTGCCGACCGTCGGTTCGACGCCAGCGAGATGACGCTCGACAACGGCTACAAGTCCCTCGCCTGGACGGTGCCAGGCGGCGGCAAGGTGCCGTGGATCGACGACTTCTACGCCGCCGACCACGCCGTGTTCTTCCTGCGGACGAGCGACCTCATCCGCTTCGTGATCGACGAGATCCAGTGGGAAGACCGGACCGGCAGCAGGTTCCTCGCGAACACCGACCGCAAGCACGCCTTCGAGAGCAGGCTCTTCACCGGCCAGAACCTCGCCAGCAGGCGGTGCAACATGCATACCCGGCTGGGCGACATCAGCTACACGGCCCTTTCGTCCTAGCGCCAGAGGGGCGAGCCAAGGCTCCGGGGTCGACCGACCGGCCCCGGAGTCATCCCCAGGAGGGGTAAGAGATGATCACCGAACGATCCGTCACCGACAGCTTCCTGCGCCGCGTCGGCGCGTTCCTCGACCGGAAGATCAACCCGGTCAAGATGGACCACGACGCGCTCTACCTGGACCTTCTCCAGAAGCCGGTTCGGGCCTTCAGGGCGGATGGGTCAGCCGCATCCTGGGGCGCCGACAACTCCGTCAACCTGCTCACAGACGGAATCTCTGTTGTTGAGACCTACTTCAACGACCCAGGGACCCCGGCCTGGACCTTCAACCAGGGTGCTAGCGGGATGGACCTGGAGAACGGGACCCCGGCAACGGACGACGGCTGGGAGTTCTACCCGCCTCTGATCGCAGTAGACAGCGACGTGCCGGGCGGCCACTTCAAGGCCGGGACCGACGACGCCTACATCCGGCTCGCAATGAACCTGGTGGACGTGTCGGACCTGAACACCGTGATCTGCGGGTTCCGTAGGGTCCAGGCCGTCGACGCGGCTCTGGATTACAACGCCAACTACACCGACTTTGCCTACCTGGGCATCGTGGCGTCAGCAGCCACGGCCCTGATCCAGACGAGGGTCAGGAAGAACAGCGGCGCTGTGACGACCACGGACAGCCTGCTGACTTGGGCGGACGGAGCTACGAAGGAGCTGACGGTCCGCCTGTCCAGCAACGGCGGCGTCCTGTTCGAGATCGGCGGCGTCCGGCCAGCCGTGCTCCACGCGCCAACCATCGCGGCCCCCCACGTCTTCGACAGCGGCGACTTCCTGGTGCCCAGCTTCATCTGCCGCCGACAAGGCACCGGCAGCGGTGCCTCCTACCTGCGCAAGCTGGAATGGGGTCCGCAGAGGTGCCTCGGCTACGTCTAAATGGTCGATCTGCCGCCTGAGCTGAGCCTGTCCGAGAGTAACGCCCGGATCGGCACCTCGCGCGTGCGGGCAGTCGACAGCACCCTGTTCGTCGCGTTCAACCGAGCGCTGCAGCAGTGGGAAATCTGGGGGCCGCACTATCGACCCGCGCTCGACGACCGGAACTTGCCGCAGTGGTCGCCTCTCGACGTGCTGACGGATGACCGGGGCGTGCTGCTCCGGCCGCCCTTCGATTGGGACGCCATCTGCATCAACCTGGTGAAGCGGCGCAACCAGGGCATCCGAGCCGCCGAGCGGTTCCGGGCCGTCCAGAGCATCCGGGACTACAACTCCCGCCTGGCAGCGAAGAAGGCGGCGGCGCGCGGCGCGCAGATCCGCGACGGCGCCGAATACTACCACGAGGCGGTCCGCCGCGAGAGCGAGGGTGACGGCCGCTGGCACGCCGATGACGTGGCAGCGGGCTACCATTCGAGGTGGCTGTGACCGTAGAAGACTTCCGCCGGGCATCCCTGGAGGAGTTCGGCCTCCCAGGCGACCGCGAGGACCCGAGCTATCCGTCGTCCGTGATGGACCGGATGTTCAACCGGGGGCATCGCTGGCTGGCAGCCAGGTGCAGGCTCTACCGCGACCCCAAGACCTACACGCTGCCGCTGGGAAGCAGCGGGTTGTCGCTGGTGACCTTGGGCGAGGAAGTGATCCAGGTGATCCGGCAGACCGTGGAGATCCTCTACGACGGCCGGTGGACCTACGTCGACTTCAGCGAGGAGACCTACGCCCGCCAGGACCTGGGCAGCATCCGGGACGGCCAGAACGGGCAGCCGCTCTATGCCTGGGTGACCGAAGGGCTCTCCACTGCCGCCGGTCGGGTGCTGGCGATGTTCCCCGGCTCCGACCAGGCCGTGGCAAGCGGCGTGGCGCTGAACGCCTACGTCTACCCGAGTGTCATCACGGACGGGACGGCCCGCCCCTACTTCTCCGAGGCCGAGCACGACCGTCTGCTGCCCCGGATCTGCTACTATATGGCGTTGAGAGAGCAGTCCTTCGGCCGGGCCGACGCCGTCCGTGTCCAGCACTGGTTGGCGGAGAGCGAGCGCCAGGCCGACGAGCTGAAGCTCATCATCGAGCGGGCCCGCGCCGGTGGCAGCCAGCGGATCGCGGTCGACCCGGCAGATATGTGGACGTAGGGGCGACACTATGAATGGGATGATCCTGGTCGAGAGCATCGAAACTCCCCGCGCAATCAACTACGACGGCGCCGAGATCATGGTCGAAGAAGGCGTGGTGCTCCCGGCCGAGGTGGCAGAACACGTGTCGCTGAAGCTGGCCCGCCTGGGCATTCCGCACGGGTTCGTGGCCCATGCTCCGCGCGGCAGAACCGCCCCTGTGTCGCGGGCGAAGCAGCGTTGTCCGTTCCCCGGCTGCGAGCACGAGGCGGCGAGCCACTCGGCGCTCAAGGAGCATTTCGCCGAAACCCACGTGACCAGCGCCTCGGTCACGAAGACCGCCGAGAAGACCGAGCCGGAGCCGGAAGTGGCGCCGCTGGGAGACGAGTGATGGGCTGGCAAGATTTCATCCCTGAGCCCTGGCGCAGCATCCTCAAGCGGGGCGAGGCGCTCCTGAAGAGGGCGAAGCGCATTCCGGACGCCGACGACCTCAATCGCCAGATCGGGCAGATGATCGAGGAGAAGTTCGGTCCGCCCTACCACCCGAAGAGCAACCCGTCAGGGAAGTATCTCAAGGACACCGTCCATCTGGGCGATGGGCGGACGCTGCGCCTCATCTACACCCACGACAGGGCGGAGGCTCCGGTCGAAGACGAGCCGGAAACGCCGCCGCTGGGGGCCTGATGGCCTTCGCAATCCTCACCGCCAACCGGGTCTGCATCTGCACGACTATCGAGCAGAACTACCCGCTCCAGCCGGGGCAGATCGCTCACCCGATCCCTGACGGCACGTCTATCGCGGGCTACCAGGTGGTCCAGGCGGATGGCGTGATCCGGAACGCTACCGCCCAGGAGATCGACGACGCCGACGTTGACCCGGTGCGGGTGCGGGCCAAGGCCCTGGCACTGCGGACGGCAGTCACCAACGCGCTGACGGCTATCGAGGCAGCGTCCACCACGGCTGCCGCGGTGACGGCGCTCCGGCAATTTGCCGCGGCGCAGAAGGCGCTGAACGCCTTCAGAAGCAATTGATTGGCGCTGCTCGGCCGCGTAGGCCAGTTCGCCAAATCCACCGGCGGCGCTCCCGCCAGCCAGGCCGTCACCGGCGTCGGGTTCACGCCGAAGGTCCTCATCATGTGGACCGAAGGGCGGACCAGTAACGGGAGTTTTGCCGCCGATCTGCAATGGGCGCTGGGCTGGGCCGTCTCTTCCTCGGCGTTCCGGTCGATGGCGATGGCCAGCCAGGACGCCCAGGCCAGCTCGGTTTGCAACAAGCGGATCGCCTCGAAGGCCCTGACCATCCTGTCGGCGGCGGGGGCTTTGGTCGCTGAATGTGACCTGACGAGCTTCGACAGCGACGGGTGGACCCTCTCGTGGACAACGAACGATGCCAATGCCACCATCATTCACTACATCGCGCTCGGCGGCGCCGACATCAGCGCCGGGCTGATCAACTGGCAGTCGCCTACCTCTACCGGCAACCATTCGAAGACCGGGGCAGGCGTGGCCCCGACGTTCGTGTTCTCGATGGGCGTGGGCGCGTCGAATACCGGCCCCCCGTCGACCACGGCCGGTATCCGTCAGTTCCTTGGCGCCATGACCGGCAGTGGTGAGTGGTCCATTGCTCTGAACTCCCAGGACAATCAGGCCACCACCAACACGGCGCGGCGCCAGATCACCGATGGTCACACCCTCGACATCAGCAACACCGGCTCCGTCACGGAGCGGAGCAACCGGGTCTCGCTGGATGCGGACGGGTTCACCCTGAACCTCACCACGGCGCCTTCTACCGCCAATCACCGGTTCTCGCTCTGCATCGCGCTGAAGAACGCCGTCTGCGGCAGCGTCAACAAGAGCACGGGGGGCGCCCCGGTCGACCAGACCTTAATCTCGGGATTGAGCTTCTCGCCGGTCGTCTACGGGATCGCCAGTTGGCAGGAAGCCGTGATCGCGGCGACCACCGACGACAACCGGCTCGGGTTCGGCGCTTCGGACGGCACTCGTGAGGAGAGCGGCGCCACCAACGACGACGACGCCCAGGCGGACAGCACTACCGACGCCATCTCGTCGACCACGAAGGTTTACGTCAAGAGCAACAATGAACCTCCAACCGTGCAGGCCGAGGCCGATCATACGACATTGGACCCCGGAGGGGTTACAGTTACGTGGTCGACCAACGACGCGGCGGCAACGCAGCTCTGCGTCTTCGGGTTTGGGGGCGTGACCACTCCGGACAAATACTGGGCGGGCCTCTCGCAGCCGCACGCTGCGGTGATCCCCGTCATAGCTTACTAGAGGCAAACGATGGCCAAGAACTACTCTATCCCGGTCTTGACGGCGTCCGGAACCAGCGCGAAGAGCGGCGCCACCCTCACGGCAAAGGCAGACATCAGGCCCATCATCTACGATGTGGTGATCGGGAACTCGGAGTCTCCTAACGACTACGCCTGGCGAGCCCAGCTTCAGCGATACGCGTCGACTAACGATGGGACTGGGACCAGTGTCACGCCTGCGCCGCTGGACCCTACCGACCCGCCCGCTCTCACCATCACGAAGAACGCCCATACTGCCGAGCCGACATCCTACGTCTCCGGCAAGGTGCTGCTGGAGTTCAACGCCAACCTTCGGACCCAGACTCGGTGGGTGGCCTACTACGGCTCGGAGCTGGTCTCTGTGATGGCCGCGAACGAAGGGATCGGGTTCCGGCTCGACAACGCGACCACCGCGTTGATCCTGCGCGGGACGATCTTGTTCCGGGAATAGTGGAGCACGGAGCCAGGCGCCCGGATGGCCACATCATCCGCTACACGGACGGGGGCCGAGAACTCTACAGCGACACGAAGCAGTGTCCGCACTGTGGCGGGCACTTCGAGATCCGGACCGGCAGCGGCAAGCTGCGGAGTTGGTGCGGCAACTGCGCGGCGGTGACTTGCGGCAAGAAGGAGTGTGTCGAGAACTGCGTGCCTACCGAGCGGTGGATGGCGCAGGTCGAACGTAATTGGGAGCGATTGAACAGGGCGTGGTGACGTGGGGCCTTTCCAATTCCAATACCAGGGCCGCTTCCATTGCCCGTTCACCACGCCGTCGCCGCCGGTCGTCGTCCTCCCCGACAAGTATTACCAGCCGCTCTCCCAGCCTCATCCGTGGCCCGCACAGAGCTGCTGCGATTACACCCTCCAGTTCGGCGTTCTGGCAATGGTGGTGCCGCCCGTGGTGGTGCCGCCGGTTTCCAGCTACTACCAGCCGCTCTCGCTTCCACCGGACCCGCCGCCGAACCCTGCCTACGTTCCCCTGTGGACAGGTCCGCCGCCGGTCGTCCCGGTCGTCATCGTTCCGCCGGTTTCCGGCTACTACCAGCCTCTGGCGCTGCCGCCGGTCTTCCAGCACGTTCCAGCGATCTACACTCCGATCTGGACCGGCCCGCCGCCTGTTGTCCCGGCCGTCGTGGTTCCGCTGGTCACGACCTACTATGCGCCGCTCTCACTGCCGCCGCCCGTCATCTTGCCGCCGATCTTGCCGCTCGTCCACGGCTACGCGCTACTGCCGCCAACGATGGAGGTGTGTGACGGCAGCATCGAAGTCACGTCGGAGCAGTTCTCGCTTGAGGGCGTGGCCACGGTATACTCCCTGGTGGTGATCTGCTAATGACCAGCTATGTCTTCGAGATGGTCCTGCAGGACCTGCAGCCGACCTTCCGGGCGATCTTGAAGGCCGACGGCGAGCCGATCAATCTGACCGGGTGGACCAGCATCGTTCTGGTCCTGAAGCACCTGACGGCGGGGACAACCTACGTCTTCGCGCTAACGATCACCTCCGCTGTCGATGGCGAGGTGTCACGGACCTGGATCGCCGCCGACTTCTTGACGCCGTTCCTGACCTTTCCTGGCGAATACCTGCTCCGCATTCGAGGCACCACTCCGGCAGCCCAGGAAGTGACGTTCCCCACCGGGCCGCCAGAGCGAGCCTTCTTCCACCCGAGGCTGGGATGAGAGGGGCGGCCCAGTTCCACTTCGGACTGTGGCTGGGGATCTGCCCGGACCAGCCTGCCACCAAGTTGCCCGACGGCATCCTCTCCGACGGGCAGAACGTCGACCTGGACGGTGGTTCCCTCAAGGTGCGCCGGGGGAAGAAGAGCCTGGCGGCGGCTCCCGCTGCGGCCCCGATGCGGGGCGGTCTGGCCTACTACCCGTCGGGAGCTACCCGGTCCATCCTGGCGGCGGCCGGGACGGATGTCTGGCGCTACACTAGCGGGCCCGGCTGGAGTTCGATCCTTTCCGGGTTGGTGGCGGGCGACACCGACTTCGTCCAGTTCGGCGACCTCGTCTACGTCGGCAACGGAACCGACGCGGTGCGGAAGTGGACCGGCAGCGGAAGCGGCTCCACCCTGGTCGCCCCGACGCCGCCCACCGGGCTGACCCTGGTGCTGGCCCAGCAGCTTCTGGAAGGCTTCAACAGCGGCACCGTGGTCACCAGCGTGAATGCCAACCCCGCTGCGCCGACGATCACGTCGAGTATCGGCTCGACGACCCCCTACCCCTATGAGGGTAACGGCTACCTCCAGCTCGAAGCCACTGCAGAGGGTGCCGAGGGTGACTACGCCTGGCACGACCGTGGCGGCGGGATGGACCTGAGCTGGGCCTCGGCAATCGAACTGTGGGCCAGGAGCAATATGGAGAGGACGGTCTTCAAATTCGGGGTCTATGCGGACACCGAGCTGCCCAGCTCCGCACTTGACTGGAAGGCGTGGAAGAGCTGCAGGGTTCAAGAGACGAAGAACTGGGAGCAGGTCCTCATCCCCCTGGACCCGGTCGCTCCCGAGGAGCGCACGTTGAGCTTCGGCTGGGCCTGCCTCTACATCGGCAGCGACAACCCGACCTATGGCACTCCTACCCGCCTGAAAATCGACCAGGCCAGGCTCCACTGCCGGATGTCCGCCGGGTTCTACCGCTACTACGCCACCTACGTCCGCTACGAGACCATTGATGGGGTCGACGTGGATCTGGAGGAGACCTCGGCGACGTCGGTTGCCGTCATCGACATCGACGAAGACACGATCTTCGCCGGGGTTACGGCCACGGTCACCGGGTCGCTGCCCACGGGCTGGGCCTCGGGGTCCACCAAGGTCCGCCTCTACCGGTTCCGGGAAGATAGCTCCTTCTCCAGGGCGCTGTCCGTAGCCGAGGCGGCCTTCGCGGCCTCGGTGGCGATCACCGATCGGATGGATGACGGGGAGCTGGCCCGCCGGTTCGCAACCGGCATCTCGGTGCGCCTGGTGGAACAGCGAGAGATCCCGCCGAAGGCGACGAGCTATGCCGCCTACGGCGGTCGCCTGTGGGCGCTGGACATCACCGTCAGCTCGATCCGGCACCGCGAGCGCCTGGCCAGCAGCCGGATCGGGTTCCCGGAGCAGTTCGGATACATCCCCGACGTGGATGACCCGGCGTCCCCAGGCTGGGCCGACATCCAGGGCGAGATCGGAGTGCGTCTCTATCCGCACGAGGGTCGCCTGCTCGTGTTCTGCGAACAATCTGTTTGGTCCCTGGAGGGATCGAGCTGGCTGGCAAGCGATCCCGACCCATTTCGACTGAAGCGCCGCCTTAACGTGGGGCTGGACGCTCGCTGGGCGGTATGCGACCTGGGAGGCTTCATTTTCTTCTTTGCCCGCGACGGGGTCCGGGTGATGAGCCCCCGGCTGGCGACCGAGGACGGTCAGTATCAGAGCTGGGTCATCAGCGAGCCCTGGGACAACGCGCTGCGGGCTATCCCTACGACTTACCGGTCCCAGGCAGCGATGGAGGTCGACGACCTGGGGCGGGTGCAGCTCTCATTTCCGGCGGCGGGAGCCACCGCGAACAATGTGGCCCTGGTGCTGGACACCCAGGTCAGAGGGTCGACGGATCCGGGCGAGAACAAGGCGCGACCCGGCTGGACCTACTACACGAATTGGGGATTCCGCTCCTTCATCCGGCTTCGGCGCGGTGGCGGCGACAGCGGCCAGCTCCTGGGCGGTGACGCCACTGACAACCAGGTCTACTTCCTGGGGACTGATGCGGCGGGTGCCGACGCCTACGGGGACGCCTCGGACAAAGTGGCCTGGCACGCCACAACGCGTTCCATCGACGCGGGTGGCGGTATGAGGCTGGTCCCCCAGCAGGCTACAATACTCGCGGACGCCGCTGCGGGCGAAGAGTTCGATGTAGGGCTGGTCGGTGAGGACGGTGCCGTGCTGGAAACCCGCCGGGTGCGGATGGGCCGGGACGCCAGTGGCGCCGTTGACCTCCAGGCAGTGCGGATCTCGCCGGACGCAGCCCGCCGGGCACCGTCCCTGAAGCTCTCCGGCTCACAGGAAGTGGCTTTCGCGATCAGGACAGCAGTTCTGGAAGGGTTCGGGCGTTACTGATGTATCCGATGCATCCGATGGGGATGGGGATGGGCGGCGGAGGCGGACGTGGCAACGCGCGTCCCTACGGCGGCGCAACGGGGATCGCCAGCGGCTACCGCCGGAACTCCGAACTCGGCAACAAGGCGATCCGCGCCGAGCTGCGGGACCTGACGCGGCTGCAGAACGAGCCACTCTCGCCCGAGGGGTTCTCGGCCTACCTGGCCCCGCGCACCGAGGCCCTCGGCCAGGGCTACAACGCAGCCACCTCGGACATCGCCCGCCGGATGGCGGCTTCCGGGATGGGCAACTCCAGCATGGCGGCCGGGGCCTACGGCACGGCAGCGGCTGGGCGGGCGAACGCTGGAGCAGGACTGGTGAGCCAGGCATACGACGTGCAGGATCGCCGCCAGGATGCTTACCGCCAGGCGGCAATCCAACTGGCGCAGTCGATGTCAGGCCAGGGTGCAACCGCAGCCGAGATCGCGATGAGGAGGAAGGAGCTGGAGCAGCAGATTGCGGCGATGGAAGCTGCCCAGAGTTTCGGGGTTGGCGACCTCATCGGCGGCCTGGCCCCTGGTATCGGCTTCGGGATCGGTCGCGGGATCAAGTTCTGATGCCCTACCACGGCGTCGGGGGCTACAGCCCCTACGAGAACCCGATGAAGCGGGCCATCTCGGGCCTGATGCAGGGGCTCATCCAGGGCGTCGAGGCGCGCCAGGAGAAGCGGCGCTACGACGAGGAGCAGGCTCGCCGCGAGCGGGCGGAGAAGAGCGCCGAGGAGTGGCGGGCGAAGCAGTTCGGGCTGGACGAGCGGAAGTTCGAGCAGGACAAGTTGTATGCGGCCGAGCGGCGCAATGAGGCAGCCGAGCGGCGCAAGGAGGCTGAGCGTGAGGCGACTCGCCAGATGGTCCAGGATGCCTACTCCCGGCGAGCGGACCAGGCGACCCTGGTGAGGAACGCTGGCGAGAAGTATGTAGGCGGCGCCGCGCGGGCGCTTCCGGTGACGTTGGGGCTGCTTGACGGGTCTACCGTGCTGGGGCCGAAGGACCAACCGCGCCAACCGTTCCCGGTCCCCAGACTGGCCGGGGGCGGCGTCAGGCTGACCCCCGAAGTGCGGGCGCTGGGGAGCCTGTTCGAGGGGCTGCAGACGAATGAGGACGCCCGCGAGAGCCGGGAACTGGCGCTGCTCGACCGCAGGAACCGCGCCGCTGTAGCGACGGCCTGGCTGAAAAGCCGCCCCGGACTGAAGGATGTGGCCCAGTTCCTGGCCCTGGAGGGGACGCCGGAGCAGGCCCTGGATATGCTCGGTCGCCTGGGGGTGCAGCTCCCGGATCAGGATCTGCGTTCCCTGATGCAGATCCTTGAGACGGGCCAGGTTCCGCGCGCCCAGGAGCCGCCGATGGGAGCGCGGCTCGACGCCGTAAAGCGCGTTCTCGAAGGCGACCTGGGCAGCTACGGCGGCGGCAGGCCCGGAGTGCCAGACTGGATGCGCCAGCCCCTGCCAGGGGCCAAAGCACGCTTTGACGCACAGCGCGAGCGCGCGGCGGACCTGGGTGCGACCAGGCCCGACCGCATCAACCTGCTGCGTGCCCGCACGAGATACTACGAGGGGCGCACGGAACTCAACAGGCTGGAGGCGGCGAACCGCCACTGGGAGCAGCCAAATTTCAACAGGCGGATGGACCTGGCTGAGCGGAAGCAAGCCTGGGCCGAGCGCCACGAGGCCGCTCTCGAAGCCATCGCCTGGGAGCGGAACCGGCTGAAGGGTTCGGTGCTGGACGACACAGCCAAGCTGGAGCTAATGGCCATGCTGGATGAGGTGAAGGCCGATCTGGGGATGCAGCAGGTCCTGATGAGAGCAGGCTACGACGCCGAGTATAACGACCAGGACGTCACCCGCGCGAACAATTTCTACAGGGCGGCAGAGGCGGCTGCCAAGCGGTCCAAGGCAGCTCGGGAAGACGCGTTCAAGCTCGCCCGCGAGTTCCGTGGAAGTCCCGGCGCGACAGCAGGTGGACGTCCCGCTGCGACAGCACCGGACCGACGACGTGGCGGTGGAGGTGTCCCTGTCCTACCGCCGGGCCTGCCGGGCCTGGAGAAGCCGCCGACCCGCCAGGAAGTCATCCAGCGCCTGCGCAACAAGAAGAACCCGGCGACAGGGAAGCCCTACACGCAGCAGGAGGCCGAGGCGGCGACCAAGGGCCTGGGGCTGAAGTAATGCCCTACAAGACGGCGGATCAACTGGCGGATGAGATCGCTTCGGCGCGTCCGCGCTACAAGACTGCCGATCAGATCGCCGAAGAGATCGCCGCATTCCAAGCGGCTGAGTTCAAGCGCGTCACCGACAGCCCGCCCATCAAGCCAACGCGTTACACGGACGTGAGCCCGGCCGCCATCCGTGCCAGGGGAGCGGTCTCACAGCGCGCGGACCCGCAACAGCAGGACGTCTTCGATCCCGAGACCTGGGGTGCAATCAGGCCGAAGGCCCCTATAGCCGGAGTGGGCCGCACGGCACTTGGTGTCAATCAGCCCTTCATCGACCTGGGCCGACTTGGGCAGGAAACCGCCCAGGCGATGAGTAGAAAGAGCTACAAGGCAGCCGAAAAGGTGCGGGCCCGCTACCGGGAGGCGGTCCGGAAGTCGCCAGGCGGCGCCTTGCAACTGTCGCACGACGACGCGGAGCGAGAGAGGCAGCTCGCCGAGATCCGGTCGCTGCGCCCCCGGTTCGACAGGTATTGGGACCGCGAGATCGCGCCACTGCTGGCGAAGCGTGGACCGGCCGCGGAAGCCGAGGCCGAGCGCCTGTTTATCGAGGAGGGGGGCAAGTTTATGGGCGGTGGCGCCATGATCACCCCCCCCGGCGTCTACCAGGCGGCCCGAAAGATCACGGCCCTCTACGAAAAGCGCGCTGCCGAGCGACTGACGCCGGATGCTCTGCGCAGGGCGTTCCCGGAGCTGACGGCGCTGCAGCGCCAGGCCTTGGGACACGTGTTCGCCAGGAAGGCGGCGGACGTGGATGCTGCCGAGGAATACAGCCAGGCGGCGAGCGAAGACTTCTTCACCCTGGCTGCGAGCCTGCTACTGGGTGGCGGCGCCGAGGCGCTCGCTCTGCGAGCCGGGGCCGGGCTGGCTAAGGCAGGGCTGGCCAGGGCGTTCGGTCAGGGGGCCAGCGCCCTGGCCAGGGTCCACACCCCGACATTCGTCCGTGGGGCGCAAGGGATTGCCGGTGCCGTCAGGGCCCGGCCTGCGTTGGCCGAGTCTCTCTCGGGAGCAGGCAGGATCACCGCGCGGCTCCTGTCTCCCGCTCGCACCGTCGGCAATGTTGTGGGCGGCGGCACCGAGCAGGCCTTCCAGGACATCGGGGAGGATCTGACCCCACGCGAGCGCCTTCAGCGGATAAAGCAGGGCGGCTTCGCTGGTGGCGTCGGTGGCCTGGTGTTCGGCGCCGGGTTCGAGGCCCTGGGGGGCGCCATGCGGGGTCCTGGGGCGCTCGGTAGGTTTCAGGAACGCGTTGGCCTGCGAGAGATAGATCGGCTGCGCGCTGGCCTGCGAGAGATGGAAGACCGAAAGGCGAGGCCAGCGCTGGCAGCGGCCAACCCGGACTATACGGTCCGTGTCGGGCAGCCCCCCACCGAAGAACCGATCCGCCCGATGCTGGCCTTGCCGCCAGGAGCCGCTCCCGACAGTCCCACGCTGCGGTCCGGGGTCACGCCCGAGGTCGCCAGGCCGATCCTGGCCCTGCCAGCCATCGCCGAGACGCGGCCCCCGACGACGCCAGTCCAGCCCACGGAGATCACACCGGGCCTGAAGGTGAGGATCACTCGTCGCAGCGGCGACCCGACCCGCAGAACCTACGTCGTCGAGGGCGTGGACGGCGAGATGGTCACGCTGAAGGGGCGGGCCACCCCGGTCCACGTGGACACCATCGCCCCCCAGGACCCGACGGCCGGGCCGATGGACCTCGGCACTCGCCTGCGCGAGGCGGCGGACAGCCTCTACGAAGAAGGCCGCACCGGCCTGGCGGGGGTCGAGCAGAAGTATGCCGCCCGCCTGCCGCGCGGGCGATCCGGCGGCGCCGGTGCCGCGATCAACCCGGTTGACCTGGCTGCACAGATCAGCGAGAGCCTGCCCCACTGGACGAGGATCGGCGCTGGGCTGGTGATGCGCGGCGTCTCCAAGTTCCCGGATTGGGCACAGGCGATGTCGAAGGAGATCGCGCACTGGAACAAGCTCGCCCGCGACCAGGTGATCCGAATGCACCGGGCCGCACTGGGGATCGCGCAGGAGCGGCGGCGGACCGTGGAACTCAACATTTCGGCCTACACGGACAGAGACCCGCAGATCAAGGCGATCTATGACCAGGCGGCAGCGGCTGACCTTGCCGGAGACGCAGCGGAAGCATCCAGATTGCGCGGCCGGCGTGGCGCCGAGCGCGGCGAGGGGGCGCCGGGCTACGAGAAGACCATTGCACAGCTCCGGGCCAACCGGGCCGCCATCCTGGCCCGCATCAAGTCTCCTGGCCTGATGTCCGGCGGCCTCGGCGTCGACCCGGCGTTACTGCGGGACCTGGCCCTGCTGGCCGGTAACTACCTGGCCGAGGGCGGGATGACGGCGGCGCAGGCCCTGGACCGGGTAGCCCGCGACGTCCCGCAGGTGTGGTCGCGCCTCTCCCCGCAGCAGCGACAGCAGATCCTCGACAGCGCTGGTCGGTTCGCATCGCGAGCCGGTGGCCGCACCGCCATCGAGCGAACCCCCATACCGGAGCGTCGTCCGTCCGGACTGCCGCCCGAGGAGTATCGGACCGGGGAAGGCGAGCCGACCTACGCCGGGAACATCCGCATCGAGAACCTGGAGAACGGGGAGCAGGTCCGGAGCCTCTTGCTGCAGCAGGTGGAGGAGCGGGGCGCGATGATCGAGCTGCAGCGCCGCAACGTCCAGTCGATGGACCAGATGCGCCAGGAGAGCCGTCGCCTCGGGATCAACGTCGACAAGCTGAACCTCCGGCCGGGGACGGCGCTGAACGCCAGTGAAATCTTCGCGCTGCGCGAGGCTCTCTTGTCCGCGGGTGAGAAGTTCCGGCGTGCCCAGCAGGCATTCGACCGGTCGGAGCGGGGTGAGACCGACTACCTGCGGGTGGCGACGGCACTCCGGGAGTTCCAGGTGGTTGACCTGGCGCTGCGTGGCGCTACCGCCGAGGCGGGCCGGGCCCTGCGCCAGTTCCAGGAGATGGCGCGTGCATCCCGCGACCCGAACCGGGACATTCGGATGCGGGCCCTGGAGCAGCTTCGCCGGGCTGCTGGCGACCGCGAGCTACTGGAGCAGGAGCTGGCGGCGCTGTCGCGTGCAGGCGACGACCCCTACGAGCTGACCCGGCTGCTGCGGCGGACCAACGAGGTGCCGCTCTTCGAGCGCCTGCGATCCTATCAGCAGGCGAACCTGCTCTCCAGCCCCGTGGGCGCCGCCCAGGACTTCCTCGGCACCTTGGCCTACAACGTGGTGGAGCGCGGCCTCGTGGCGCCGCTGCGGGCCGGGATCGAGGCGGGCCGTGCCAGGGTCACCGGCCAGGCGCGCGGCTACGAGATGGCCGAGGTGGTTCCTGGCATCGTGGGAATGGCTGTCGGGTTCCGACGCGGTCTCTCGGATGCCGCCGAGGTGATGCGGGAAGGCATGACCCGGCAGCAGGCCGAGCGCCTCGATACTGCAGGCCGCGGACGCGAGTTCCGGGGCGGCCGGTGGAACCCGTGGAACCAGAGCTTCCGGCAGCGGGCCGCCGTCGACGCCATCAACCGGGAGATGATCCGCTCGTCCGAGCTGCACACCCTGGCTGCCCGTCAGGCCACCCAGGAAGGGCTCTCCGGCGCCGCCCGCGCCTCGCGCTACCAGCACTTGCTGCGCGAACCTACGGAGCAGATGCTGGAGCAGGCCGACGCCGCCGCCAGTCACGGCGTGTTCGTATCGTCACGATCCGGCCGGGACGACCCGGTCCTCCGCCGGATCATGGCGTTCGCCAATCTTGGAGAGGACGTGCTCGGCGGAGCCAAACCGCTGCGGGTCATTTTGCCGTTCGTTCGGACCAACTACTACCTGCAGAAGGCGGGGTTGGAGTTCACCCCAGCCGGGCTGATCGTCGGTGCCCTGCGGCGGGACGTGCGGGGCACTGCGGCGATGAGCGATCTGGCCGCTCGTGCCGTGCTGGGGACAGCGGCGCTCATCCCACTGCTGGCCTACGGCGCCACTGGCGGGATCACCGGGCCCGCTCCGAAGAACGCCACCGACCGCGAAGAGTTCTACCGCCTGGGCAAGAAGCCGTGGGCGGTCAAGATCGGAAACCAGTGGGTCGAGTTCTTGCGCCTCGGTCCACTGGCACAGCCGCTGGTGATCGCTGCCGCCTTCGCGAAGCGGGGGGAGAGCAACGAGAAGGAGCCGACGAGCGAGTGGATCGCGACGGTGGGGGCATCGCTCGGCAGCGCGATGGTGGACACGACCGCACTCACAGGGCTGCGCGACCTGAACAATGCGATCAGCGATCCGGAAACATGGGGGCAGCGGTTCTTCGAGCGTGCCGCCAGCGGGTTCGTGCCGCTGGTCTCTGCACAGCGGCTTGTCACGAACATCACCGATCCGAACCTCCGGGAGACGAAGCTGGACGAGAGCAAGGCGGAGAGCTTGTTCGACGGCATCGCCGAGGGCAGCCAGCGGACCCTGAAATACATCCAGTCGGGCATCCCTGGTCTCTCGCAGAAGCTGCCTGCCAGGGTGGATAACCTGGGGCGACCGATCCCGCGCAGCCCGAGCGGGATCGCGGCCCTCTCTCCGCTGCGGGCATCACGGGCCAACGCGCAGCCGGTAGACCGCGAGCTGGCCCGCCTGGGCATCCGGCCGTCGTCCCTGCGGCCGGACCTCAAGGAAGGCCGGGAAGAGCGACGCCTCACCCAGACCCAGCTCCGGCAGATGACGACCGAGGTCGGGTCGGCCGTGCGCACAAAGATCGAGCGCGAGATGGCGAAGCCGGGCTACGGCCAGCAGCCAGACGAAAAAAAACGCGAGCGCCTTGAGGATGCCATCAAGGACGCTCGCGCTGCGGCGAGGGATCGATACCTACGCGGGATCGGGATCAGGCGCCGGGGCAGTGGCCTCGGGCTCGGTTCCCTCGGGGGGCTCTAGCCAGTCCCGACCCCCGTCATCGCCACTGCGTTCCGCCAGGCGATCCAGGCGGTCCACAGCAGCCACGCGTTGAGGACCAGGATGGCCAGGTTGGCGTAGAAGAAGACAGCTAGCTTCAGTTCTCGCGCCTGGCAGAGCACTTCGCGAACGTTGAGCTGCTCTTCAGTGTCGGTCATCATTCGTGTCTCGTGTCTCCTGCGGCCGTGCCCGCTGTAGTTTTGCCCGCCGCGCCCCTTCGGTCTCGGCATCGAGACAGTCTGGGCAGACGAGCAGCCCGGCCGAGTTGTAGCCCCAGCCGGACGCGTCGAGAGCGTTCCAGGCCCACTTCTCGTTGCGGCCTGGTCGCATCTCTCCGATGGTGAAGGCCCCGTGGGGCCAGAATTCCCGCCTCGTGTCTGGGCAGATGGTCGGCCTGCCGTAGCAGAGCGCCGTCCAGGTGCCGCTGTTGTCAAGCACGACCTGCGCGTCGCGCGGGCCACACTTGGTCACAGTGCTAGTGCCCAGACCTCGACCCGTGGCTGGTCGAGGGGATCGCCGGGCGTCTGATACCGCTTGGCGAACTGGACCTGGATGACGTGGCTGTCATCCGGGCACCAGATCCCCGAGAGGCAGTCATAGAGCGCCCGCTGGATCTTGCAGGCGTCAGGCTTGACCGTCGGGGCCCGCCTGGCGGACGGCAGCAGCCCGCGCTTGCCGAAGTGCCCTTTCGGCCGGGCCACGACGACCGTGACGGCCACGGCGATCCCGTCCTGCGGCATCTCAGGGGGCTGGTCGGCGAGCATCGCTTCGCGCATCGCCCCCTGCCAGCTCCGCAGCCCGTTGTCGTTCCGCTCACGGACGAAGGCCCTGCCGTCGCGGGTGACGCAGGCGACCTTGTTGCCCATCGTGGGCGGCGGGCCGTAGACGAGGGCCCTCATCGCTCGATCTCCTTTCTCTTTTCCAGCACTACGTCGTCGCGTTCCTCGCTCCACCGGCACCCTGGCGGGCAGATGTGGGCGTAGACCTCTCCCTCGGGAGTGGTCGCGGGCGTGACCTGGCCGAGCAGCCACTCCTTGCAGCCGTCGAGCATCAGGTCCACCTTGACGGCCGTCCCCTTGTCTCCCTCGCGCTGTCCCTGGGTCGACCAGCCGACATACTCCATCGCCAGGTCGCCCCAGAGCTGCTGGGTGAGGGTCGCCCGGATGCTCTTGTCGCGCACCTCGTCAGGGGCGTGCTCCGCCACGTAGAGCAGCGCAGCGTCCCGGTCGTCGATCTGGAGCCGGGCGCTGCTCTTATGCAGGGTAACGCGTCCCTCCAGGGTGTCGATCGACTTGCGGATGTAGGTGCCAGCGGGCCGCTTGGGCAGCAGGCTCCCGAGCAGCTCGGCGGTCTCCGGGCTTTCGAGGATGCCGGTCAGGTAGTCGATGCTGGACGTGAGCTGCCCACGGAGGCGGGCCGCCTGTTCGGCGACCCTCCCCCGCCGGTCTTCCAGGCTGCGGATCTTGCCGATGAGCCACTCCAGGGCTCCCAGGTCGCGAGGGCGCCAGGGTTCCCTGTCGTCGATCACCAGCCCGCTGGCGTGGAATTCAGCCAGGCGCTCCTCGCTCCAGCCCAGCACCCGCAGCTCCCGCCACGTCCCGAGCGGATCTTCCAGGTAGCCCTGGTCGAGGTCCACTGGGGCCAGTGCTGTCTCCTCGGGCATCAGTTGAGCCTCACGCCCGGCGGCAGGGCGATCTCGGGACGTTGGGCCTGCGCCTCGCTCTCTGCCACGGCACGCTCCAGGGCTGCCTCCCGCGCCTTGCCGATCTCGTCGATGGCGCAGGGCGCTTCGTCCCCGGAATGCACCGCCTCGTCGAGGCGGCGTTCGGCCAGCACGGCGCAGCGGATGAGCCTGACACCCAACTCCACCGCCAGCTTGGCCGGATAGGCGACTGGCTGGAGCGGTCCGTCGAACATCAGGACCACGAGCGGACCGAACGGCGCAACATTGCCTGCTGCCAGTGGAGGTGGCTGGGATGAGATCAGGATATGCCTTTCTTCAGGCATTGGCCTGCTCCACTGCGGGAGGTGCCTGCCCCTGGTCCTTAGCGGCCTGCTGGCACGAGAGGCAGAGCACGCGGCCCCACTTCTCCGTGCTGAACTTCGCCACGGCCGGGCTGATCCGATCCCCGCAACCCGAGCAGCCGCTGACTGCCGTGCTGGCAGCGGGGCGCGTCGCCGGGCGCGGTGCGGGCAGTGCCTGCCGCCCCTCTTCGACGATGGTCACGTCGATCACGGGCATCTCCTCGGGGCAGTAGATCCCGGCCAGCTCTGCCGGGAATGCCGCGCGTCGTGCCTGTGCCTCGGCGCACTTCGCGAGCTGGTTGGCGGGCATCCGCTCCCACATCGCGACGACCTTACCGGATCTGTCCCGCTGGACGTATTCGCGGTAGTGGGCGACGCCCCACGTGATGTGCTCCTGCCCGACGATCCTGACCCCGACCCTCGCCGCGAGGGGCGGATAGTCGAACGGCCAGAAATCCAGCCAGCATCCGTCGGCGCCGCACCACTCTGGCGCCGTCTTCCCGGCATCCAGTCCGGTGCGTCGGCTGATGAGCCGCAGGCCCTCGATGCCAACCTGGATGGTGAGCTTCCGGTCGCTGCCCTGGCCGCGCGGGATGCCGAATATCTGTCCCGCCAGCGGGTCAAGGCTCAGCGCCTGGGCCCGGTAGAGGAGCAACTTCAGCTCGCCCGGCGTCAGCTCCGAGCAGATGGTCCGCTGCATCACGGCGATCTGGTCCGCCGACCACCGGATTGGGTGAGCGGGCAGGGCCAGGGCGCCGTTGGTGGGAGCAGCAACCTCGATGGCCGCGCTCTCCTGTCTCTCCTGTGTCTCTGTCATTGTGTCTCCTGAAAGTAGGGGCCTCCGATGGGGCGACCCCTGGTGTCGAGCTTGCGGTAGTTGGCTGCTGCCTTGCGAGGCACCAACCACATCCGTCCCTTGCGATACGCGCCGGGGAACCGGCCCGTTTGGATGAGCACCAGCACCCGGCGCTGCCCGATGCCGATCACTCGCGCGACCTCCTCGGTGGTGAGGATCTCCTCGGTCTGGTCCATACCCGGATTATACTCCTTCTGGTAGTCAGGCGACGATGAGGCCCTCGGCGCGAGCCAGGCATTCGGCTGCCTGTCTGACCCAGGGAGGCCAGGCTCCACTGTCCCTGGCGAAGAAACCGTCGCCCCACACGGCACTCACGATGGCGCCGTTGTTGGTGGCGTAGAAGCCCACGATCAGGGTGTCACCGGGACCGTTTTCCCAGGCGACCCCGTAGGTGAACCCGTCGCGGAATACCGACGGCAACCTCCCTAGGATGGCCTTTACAACGGCCTGCTCCAGACTGCTCATCGCACACCTCGGATGACGTCGGCAACGAGGCGGACGACGGGCGGGACCTGGTCGGTGTGCTGGAAGATGGCTTCTCCGGTCGTAACCCGCCCAGTTCCGTGACCTACTCCCGGAATGTTCCACCACGCCTGATACCAGTTCGGGAACAGCATGATGTCGATGTAGCCGTCATCCCAGGGCACCTGGTGCTTCAACCCCTGCGGCGGCGTGAGGAGCGCCGAGGCGAGAGCCAGCTCCACGTCACGTGGCAGCACGTTGCCGCGCCGGAATAGACGACGGCGCTTCGAAGGGCTGGCTCTCATTCGATCCATCCTTCCGCGCGGGCGATCAGGTCGACCAGGTCGGTGACGTCTTTGTCTCGGTAGCCGAGGCCACCGGGAGGCACGTAGTAGGGGATGTAGACGGTTCGATTCCTTTTCCGCTTGCCGCTCGCGATTTCGTAGCACCGTCCCCGGAAGGAGACCTCGCAGAAGGCGAACTCCAGCGTGTTGGCGTTCTGGATGGGCGTAATGACGAGGGATGCGCCGCGATGCTCGACGGTGAACGCTTGGAACGGGCGGCTCAGTCGGAGCTGTCGGAGCAGCGCCGTGGCGATCACGTGTTCCGGGATAAGCATAGTGATGTGTCTCCTAGGGATGGCCGGGGCAGGCGCAGGCCCACCCCGGCAGTGCGTTGTCACAGGAGCGAGAACCCCTGCCCAGGTGTCCAGATGACAGGGGCCCGCTCCTCGTAGAGCCCGCACCCGGAGAGCGTGAACCGCTCGCCCAGGTCGGACTGCTTGATGTGGTGCAGCTTACTGCTGCGCCAGGCGGCATTCCAGCACCGGCCTACGGCGTCGGCCGTCACGATCTCCCTGAGCCTGGCGCCGGTGGTCGTGAGCAGCCAGCTCACCAGGGTCTGCTCCGGGCTGCTCGCCAGGAGGCCGTCGTAGCTCGCGACCCGGCCCCAGAAGTCCCCGGCCACGATAGGCCGGAACTTCAGGGTGATCAGGGCGCAGGCGAACACCGGCGCCGACCGGAGGCGGGACTGCAGCGCACGCGGCGAGCGGGTCGTGAGGGCGAGGAAGGTGCGCGCTTCCTCTGCCCACTCCAGCAGCCCCTCGGCGCGCGCCCGGCTGGAGGTCTTCCGGTCGGGTGTCCTGCGGAACCCGTCGATGAGCAGTCCGAGCGCCCGCCCGGCGAACGCCGTCTCCCGCACCGTGAGGCCCACCTTGGCGTCGATCCGGTAGGATGCCAGGCGGGCAGTCGCCGTCCGGGGCTGGTGGGTATCAGCCGCTTCGGCGTAGTGCTCCTGCACCTCTGCGTAGGTCGCATACTGGTGCTCGATCACGGCGAAGTCCACGGGCACTCCCGCGTAGACGACGGCCCAGAGCCGGTGCTGCCCGTTGACCAGGTAGCCCCGTTCCGTCTCCTCGCACCGCGCGATGTCGATGCTGGAGAGGCGCCACCGCCCTTCCCGCATCGCGGCGGCGTAGAGGTCGACGCGCCGCTGGTTGATCGGGCGCTGCCCCTCGTAAGGCAGCTTCTCCAGCCACTCGGTGGCTGTCTCTGGCGTGACGGTCTCGATGACCGCCGCCGGTTTGAGCATTCGTGTGTCTCCTTGGGGGCGGGGTTACGCCACCACGTTGTATTCGGCGTCCGGGTTCTCGCGGCATGCTTTCAGCAGTGCTTTGAGTGCTGCGAGGAGTTCCTCGTAGCTGCCGATGCCGTTCGTCGGGTTGTAGCGCTGAAAGCGGCACGGTTCGGCTTCCATCCTCGCGATAGCGGATCGCAGCAATGGAAGCAGGGATGTCGCTTTGGTGGGTTGCGATGGGTTGAGCACGGGGCCAAGGACCCCGACTGCGTTGGCCATAGTGTTCAGGTTGAAGGTGATGTTCGTTTCGAACACGACCGTTGGCCTGTCGGCTGTCAGGCTGATATCCCAGCTCATACTTCCTCCTCCGGTGTAGCGCCCTGACTGCTCCCTCACGGGATTGTGAAGGAGCAGGGTGCTCCTTGGGGCGGGGTGCTTGGACCCGGCAGGTCCCCGCCCCGGCTCTGCCGGGAGCCCCGGCTCCTTCCGGCCGGGGGTCGCGATCACTTGGTCACCCGTGCAACTGTCGCCAGGATGCGTGCCACTTCGGCGGCGGCGGCGTCCCGCACAGCCGGGACGTCCCTGGCCTGCTGCGGGGTGCAGCGCGCCAGGATGCTCCGGCGGATGTCCTCGCACACCGCAGCGGTGCGCGGGTCGCCAGCCAGGTCCAACCTCGGCAGGATGCGGCAGAGGTCGTCCAGGTTGCCGAAGAGGCTGTCGCGGAACACGCCTTCGGGGTCACCGAGCCGAGCCTTCATCGCATCCAGCGCCTCACGCAGCCGGTCCCAGATATCCGCCTGTGCGGCCGTGGTCGCCCGGCCGATCTCCCGCTCCAGTTGCGAGCGGAGCTGGCCGGTCTGCTCCTCGGAGAGGTCCACCCGCCAGTCGTGTGCTGCGGGCACCGGCGACGCGATCACCTCTACGCCGAAGAGCCCGGCGATGTTGGAAGGGTAGTCCGCCTCCCGGTAGAGCCCGTTGAGGTGGATGCGGGCACTGGCCCTCACCTCGGGATACTCCCGGACGAAGGCGGCAACCGCCGCGTCGAACCGCCCAGTCCTCTCCGCGATCTGCTGCGAGTATTCGTCGTAGGCAGTGACGGGCACGATCCGGGCGCCGCCGTCACGCCACGGGAGCGACCAGGTGTATTGCGACTTCCGCAGCGCGTTAGCCTCCGACCAGACGGTCTTGTAGCTTTTGAGGTCCTCCGGCACCAAGCGCTTGATGTAGCGCCCGGCGCGCTCGTCGGTCCCGTGGTCGCGGGCCACGTCCTGGGAGACCTTGCGGTCGTGCTTGCGGGCCTGCCAGATGGAGATGTGCAGCTCCACCAGGACCGCGCGGGTCGAGATGTCCATTAGGTGTGTGTCTCCTGGGGTGGGCAGGGTGCTCAAGACCGGCAGGTCCCTGCCCGGCGTGCTGCCGGTAGCCCGGCCCTGATCCAGGGGGCCGGGGTCACCATTCACTCCTCCACGTAGATGGTCTCCCCGAAGGGGACCGCAGCCTGTCGGCCGTAGGGGTCGCTGACCACCCACAGCACCGGGTAGGGGGGCGGGACCTTGGGGAACGACCCGCAGAGGTCCGTCAGATAGATCGCGCAGCAGGGCTCGTCACCCTGCCTCTCGACCTCGGCGAAGACCGGTTCGAACCGGGTGCCGCCGCCGCCCTTGGGCTTGAAGTCGATCTCCCCGCCGCGCTCGACTTCCACCCGCTGGTGGACGATGGCGTCGCAGTCGTAGATCACCAGCCGCTCGGGCCGGATCTCGTCCATCACGACCTGCAGGGCGCCGAGGTAGCGCCCGAGCAGTTCCTGGCTGATGGACCCCGAGGTGTCCACCCCGGCGACCAGGGGAGGGCACGAGGTCCCCTCCATAGCCGGGAGGTAGATCCCCTGGTGGAGCCACCGACGCGAAGGGCGCGACCAGGTGTAGTCGTCGCGGGACCGGGTCCGCTCGACGAACGCCAGCAGTGCCGCAATGAGGTCGCGGCAGTCAGGCAGCTTCTTCTCCAACAGCCTGGCCATCCCGGCGGGCAGGTTGCCCTGCTGCCTGGCGATCTCGGCTGCCGCAGCCACGGCCTGTTTCCACCCGGCCTCGGTGTGTCCGGGCCCGGCGTCGGCCGGAGCATCCCGCACGTCGCCGTAGCCGGTGCCGCCGTCGCCGTCCTCGCCGCCCTCGTCGCCCTCATCCGGCAGCCGGGCGTAGATCGCCTCGGTCGAGAGCCCGTCGAATGCCGGTTCGAGCAGCGCGCCATCGGGTAGGTCGAACCCCGCCTTCTGCAGGTCGCCGTTGATCTGGTAGTCGGCCGCAGCGTTCCACCGCTTCGGGTTGCGGTTGCCCCGCCGCCAACAGTGGCCCAGAGCCACGTGCGACACCTCGTGCGCCAGCAGCCCAACGAGCTGCGAGCGAGTGAGGGTCTCGATCCAGTCCGGGTTGTAGCCGATGACGACGCCGTCGGTGTAGGCGGTGCGGCAGGTCGGGTCCGGGATCTTCTTGAGCCGGAGCGCCAGGGCCCCATAGTAGGGCGCCTTGCGCAGGAGCAGCGTGCCCGCGACCTGCATCGCGTCCGCCGCCTTCATCGCAGCCATATCGTGTGTCTCCTGCGGGCCGGGTGCTTTTACCCTGCACGTCCCGACCCTGCTCCGGCCAGGACCCGGAGCGGGGTCGCGAGCTACGGAGCCTGTCCGAGGATCAGGCGTCCGACCGGTCCGGAGATGAGCCGGATGTAATCCTTGCTCGCCTGGATGGCGCTGTCGGCCCGCACGGCCGACTGCAGGGACAGCACGGCAAACTCGCCCTGCCCACCTGCGACCAATCGCTCCAGGTAGGTGGCGATCACGCCGAGCGTGCTCGCGTCCGTTCGGTAGGCGAGCCCCACCGCGAGCACGTAGAGCAGGCTCGGGTCGTCCGGGATCGGCGCCCCCGAGGGGTCGATGAGCACCCGGTCGACCGTGACGCCCGACTGATACTGCGCCTCGAACGCCAGGAACTCGGCGGCGTCGGCCTGGCCCACGGCGCCGCTGTAGGTCTCCATCCGCAGGTCGTCATCCAGTCTGAGGTTGACCCACCTAGAGAGGCTGCTCCAGGTGCGCGGCGACGGGCTGTTGGTGAGGTCTGCGGTGGGCTGGAATGCCGAGAGGCGGTCGGGGCGGGTCCGCAGGTGCGCGATCACCAGCGGGTTGATATGCGCGCCCAGCGCCCACGGCGACCAGTCGTCGATGTGCGCCTCCACCGGGACGATGGTTGCGAACCTGCTCTTGACCGGCTCCAGCATCCCCTGGACGTTGCCCCGGTGGCTGCGCCCGTTGGTCGCCGAGACGATCCGGACGCAGTCGGGCAGGGTGTGGGTGCCGGACCGCCGGGCGAGCAGCAGTTGCATACACGCCGCCTGCACAGCCGCAGGCGCCTGTCCGAAGTCATCCAAAAACCACACCGTCGGGCGGGTCGCGGAGAAGACCGCCGCCATCTCCCCGAAGGGGATGAAGTCGGCCACGCGGCGCCCACTCGTGCCGTAGATGTCGGGCATCCCCTTGATGTCGGTGGGGTCGCCAGTCTGTGGGTTGCTCACGATCAGATCGTAGGCCAACGACTGGGTGGCCTGGCCGACGCCATCGGTCTTACCGATGCCGGGCGGTCCTTCCAGCATCACGTTGAGCCCTGCCGGGATGGCTGACTGCAGCAGCCGGATTACCTGTCCTACGCGCACGGTGTGTCTCCTGTTTGGACCGTCGGTCACCAGGCCGATCCTGGCGTCCAGCCGCACCACGTGGAGGTGGTCCGTTGCGGCCGTGGCCGGGTTGCCCCGGATGTCACTCATTGCTGAAAGGGTCCTCCGGGTCAGGCGCCGGTGCGCCGACCGCGATATCGAGCAGCCGGGATATCTGCTCGACCCGCTCCCAGCGGATCGGCTCGCGGGCTACCACTCTGGAGTGGAGCAGACCCGCCTCCCGCACTACTCGGCGGCCTGCGGGGGTATCAGGTGCCTCGTCCAGCGCCTGGTGGTAGAGGCGCCGAACGACCAGGCGAACCAGGTCAGACATCGTAACTCCCCCAGGTGCCGACCCGGAACTGCTTGCTCGGGATGTGGAAGAGGAGAGTGAGTTCATCGGGTCCGCCCGCGTCGAGGTAGATCACCGGCAGGTCGTTGTGCTCCCACGCTCCGTGGGTGCCGAGATACTGCATCCGGTGCTCTGCATACTCCAGCGCCTCGTGGGCGAGGGAGGTGAAGTGAACGCGCCAGCCGCACCTCTTCTGAAGCACATTGAAGCGCCGACGCGCCATCGTCCGCGCCCTGGCGAACTCCTTGCGCCGTCGCGCTTCCGCGAAACCCTCTCTGGTCATCTCCAGGTCAGCCATCGTGCTCCTCCTCATCTGGTGTCTCCTTGGGGCGGGGTGCTTGGACCCGGCAGGTCCCCGCCCCGGCTCTGCCGGGAGCCCCGGCCGCTCCGGCCGGGGGTCGCGATCACTCGATCTCCGCCTCGATCTCCGCCTCATCATCCTCGGGCGGGATGATCCCAGCGCACTTGTCGTCACCTGAGCCAGGGTGCTTCTACCCGGTGGGTCCCTGGCCCGGTCCACCGGGCCGCCGCCCCTTTCAGGCGGCATCGCGTATCAGAGCCTGCTTACGTGCGGCAGCTCGCCCTGGATGATCGCCTGGCGGCGAGTGCGGCCCGAGTTGTCCGCCGTTCGACGCGTATCATCGACCCGCCGCCGCCGCGACCTCGGCCGGATCCCCGCCCTCGGCCACCCAGTACTCCTCCGTCATCTGGGTGTATCGGTCGTGGTCACCGTAGACCTCGACCACGCCGCTCTCCTCAGAGCCCTCGGGCAGCCCGATCTCCTCGGTCTCCCAGTTGGTGTCGGGCGGACGGAGCAGCCCGCCCAACTCCACGATCTTCTCACGTGCGGCTTCGAGGGTTTCGAACTCGCCGTGAGCGGCCCTGTGCCAATCGTTGGTCGTCCCGAGCCAGCCGTTGATGATCTCCGGGTGGCTGCCGGAGTTGCCGCGGCTCGGCCGATCAGCGATGTAGTAGAGCACGCCCCGCTTGTCAGGAGTGTCGGTGTCGCTCCGGGGGCCGGTCCACTCCTCGCTCGTTACGTAGTAAGCCATCGTCGTCTCTCCGCACGCTTGTGTCGCCCACCATCTCGGGATTGAGATGGAGCCCGTCTGATCGGGTGAGAGCCTCGCGCTACGCTCCGGGCTTACGGTAGTCGCCGGTCGTCTCCGCTCGTGTAGCGGATGGCAAGGCAGCGCTCGGATCCAGGCCCCCTCAAGGGCGGCTTCCGATTTCGTTTCTCCGGCCTTTCGCCCGCGCCTTCCTCGCCAGGGCGACCGCTTCGGGTTCGCTGTTTTACCGCCGGGAGTCACCCCTGCGGCCCTGGTGGCCTATCGCGGGACCTGGCTGGTGGATCAAGCGCCCACCCGGCCCGGCCTCGGGTTCCGGCCTAACTTCGACCGTCCACCACGGACTATACCCGATTCCGTCCAGTCCGTCAAGCGCACCCCTCGCGGCACTGTGGTTCGCAGGCGTGAGGCCAGAGCCCGAGATGTTGAGAATATGTGACAGCCAGGCACGGATGAAATCTCAACATCTGCCTGACCAGGCTCCTGACAACGTCGTCGCCCACCGCGACCGGATTTGGGATAATCCTGGGGTATGGATGAGATGGATGAGACCTACGTGCCCCAGCGCGACCCCTATCTCTCGCCCGTGGTCAGCCCCCTAGAGGACGATGACGATGGCTGGGCGGCGATCCGCCCACTCTCGCCGCTCGCCAGTGGTCGGCCCCGCGCCCTGTCGATGGCGGAGTTTCGAAAATTGGTTTCCGCCGACTGGCGGGCCGGACGCAGCCTCCGTGCGGAGGATATGGCGCGCCGATACGGCGTCAGTCGCGCCACCATCTACCGGTGGCTGCACGAGATCCGCGCTATCCGCGCCGAGACCGCTCGCCTGTATGTCCAGGAGCAAACGGCAAAAACAGTCCCTGAGGCGCTCGACGCGCTCTATAAAGCGCTGCGAATTGCCGTCAAAATGTTGGAAGAGAAACAAACCCCTAGTTGGGTCCGAGAGACCCGCGAGACCGCTGCCCGCATCCTCTCCTACGTCGGCGTCGAGGACAGCGAGCCCGCCGAGCGAGCCACGATGAGCGATGGCGACCTGGTCACGGAGCTGCGCAGCCTGGGCGTCGAGGTCCAGCTACCACCGCTGCCTCTACGCGACCCTGACGACATCCCGGACGTCGAGTTTGCCGAGGTGCTGCAGGGCCTGGCGCAGGAGAGCGAGGACGCCTAGATGAGCGCGGCGCAGCAGCAGGAGCAGCGCCGCCTGATCCTGCTCGGCGAGATCCAGCAGAGGGCCGTCGAGGACCCGCTGGCCTGGTGGTCGCCCGCCAACAGGGCGCAGCAGCGCGCTGTGCTGTGTCGCAAGCCCGGCGTCATCATCCGAGGCGGCAACCGCTCCGGCAAAACGGTGGCTGGGGCAGTGCGTTGCTGTATGATCGCCGCCCACCGCGAGCCGGGTCGCTTCCGGCGGGCGAGGCTGATCTGGTGCCTGTCGCAGGAGCTGCCGGACGCCTCGGGCCAGGTGAGCAAACCAGGCGAACCTACGAGGCCGCACGTTCAATTGGAGGCCATCAAGCGGTTCATGCCTCGGTCCAATTTGATCGGCGGGAGCTGGTCCCGCAGCTACTCGATGGCGTCGCGGACGCTCTGCCTGCGCAACGGCTGCCGCGTCGTATTCAAATCGTACGACCAGGACCCGCTCGCTTTTGAGAGCCACCAGGTTGACCACATCTGGTGTGACGAGGAGCCGACGCGCTACCTCACCTGGTCGAGCTGTTTGGCCCGCCTGGCCGACGTGCGCGGGACGTGGATGATGACTTTCACCCCGATCCTATCGCTGGAGGGTCGGTCCCAGGTCGCCCGTACTCTATTACGCAAGAGGCGCGACCCCGACGCTGCCATCGAGACCTTCAAATTGCGCTCGGTTGACAACGCGTTTTTGCCAGAGGGCGCGCTCGATATGATGGCGTCCGAGTATACGAGCGAAGAGCGTCGGGTCCGCCTCGAAGGCGAGATGGCGGAGCTGTCCGGACTGGTGCTCTCCGAGCTAGATTACGACCGCCACATCATCGCGCCGTTCGCGCCGCCGCTCGACTGGCGCTGGCGATTGATGATCGACCCTGGGTATCGCAATCCGACGGCCGCTCTCTGGTTCGCCCGCGACCGGGAGAGCATCTCCTACCTCGTCGACGAGCACTATCGCGCGTTGTGGCGTCCCGAGCAGCATATTCAGATGCTCCACGCACAGTGGCAGATGCTCGGCGGGCCAGACGTTGACGTAATAATGGACCCGGCCGCGTTCAATCTGCACAACACATCGGTCGGGCAAGAGACACCATCGGACGCCGAAGAGTTCACGCTCGCTGCGCTATCAATTGGCGCATCCTGGTTCGTCCCCCGGCCCGGAAATAATGGCGATCCCGGTGCGCTGCGTGTCAAAAGGGCGCTCGCGGCGGACCGGCTGATGATCTGCGACCACTGCAAGTCCTGGCTGTGGGAGGCGGAGAACTGGAGCTACAAGGTCCAGCGCTCTGGCCTGGCCGGGCTGGAGAATGCTGCGCCGGAGCATCCGAGCGATGCGGACAACCACTGTATGGACGTAACGCGATACTATTTCAATGAGGACGATGTCGCACTCCGTGAGAAGCCGGTCGAGAGCCCCCGAGCCGCACGTGCAGCAACGCGTGCCTACGAGCGGTTCCAGCAATCCAAGCACGGGTATGAGTGACGGGACCAGGAGGAAGCATGACCACACGACAGCGCGAGCGACTCATCATCGGGTCGATCAGGAACTATGTCGGCCGATAGCCCGCTCACTGACGCGGAGTTCTCGGACCTGGTCCTCCGCCTGGCACGGCGAGTGGACGAGAAACGCGTCGAGGCCCTCCGTTTCCGCCGGGATGCGTGGAGAGACGCGGTGCTGCGCCGGATCGACGACATCAAGCGAGGAGAGAGGCATCTACAGGCACTCCCGGAGTATCGAGTGGGGCTAGTCGATGAATTCGTGGGCTGGCTCGCGGAGAATCCCTGCCCCACAGAGGGAGAGACCACATGATCGAGCTGCGTGATGCCATCGAGCAGGAAGACCGGATCATCCAGGACGCCGTCGTTGACGCCGAGGGCTGCGTCTGCACGCTCGGGGCGCTCTACGTCCACCGGGAGATGGAGCAGGGACTGTCGCGAGAGGACGCCGTCGAGAAGCTCCGGGGTCTGACCACGGAGCTGCACATGAGCGTGGAGGAAGGCGGCCAGGTCGGCGCGGACCCATTCGACATGGAGGTATTCGCGCGACACCTTGGCGTCGACGACCACATCGCCCAGGAGATCATCTACGAAACGGACGAGCGGCCAGGCACCCAGCTCAAGGAACAGATGGTCCGCTGGACCGCGAGCGTCCTTGACGGCACCGCTGCCCGTTTCAGCGAGCGAGCAGAATGACCACAGAGGACGCCGGTAGGGCTCTGCACGCGGAACTGCTGCGCCTGGGCTGGACCGACACCACGCCTGATAGCTGCTCGCGCTGCAGGTTCCCGACTCAGCCACTTCTGGCCAGGCTGGAGCGAGGGGACACGATGAGCCTGACGATGGAGGTCTGGAGCACTGGCCTCGTCGATCTCATCGGCGGGGTCATCGACGGCGAGACGGCGCTGGAGCTAGCCAGGCTGCTCCACGCCAGAGAGACGAGGACACCGTGCCCCAGGTGCCGACCATAATGGACGAAGAGGCGGAGTATGCGCGTATCCACGAGCGCGGCGCCTTCGAGGACGAGTATGCCGACGACCACCAGCCGGAGCGAGCCGCCTGACGCTGTAGGCGAGGGGTCGCTCGCGGACCTGGTCCAGAAGCGATATGAGTGGTCGAGGGCCAGCAAGCAGCCGATGCTGCGCACCTGGGCGACCTGCCTGGCGTTCTACGTCGGTGAGCAGTGGCGGCGGTGGGACCCTGCCGCCAAGCGCCTGGTCGACCAGGACCGTATCCCGAGCTGGCGCACCCGGCTGACCGACAACCAGGTTACCGGCTACATCGACACGATGGCGGCGAAACTCTCGCGGACCCGGTCGATGCCGCGCTGCCTGGCGAACACGAGCGAGCCGGAGGATATGGACGCCGCCAACCTGGGGAGCGCCACCCTGGAGCACTGGTGGAAGCTCGACAAGATGGAGCGTAAAGAATACTTCGCCGATGTGAGCCGGGGGGTGTTCGGGTGCGCGTTCTACCACGACTACTGGGACCCGTCGATTATGCGTCGCGTCCCGTCGCTGGACCCGACCACTGGAATGCCCACGGCGATGCTGGCGCCGGTGGGAGACCAGTGCGCCCGCGTGCTGACGCCTCTGCAGACGTTCCCGGAGCCGGTGGATGACTACGATGACGCGTCCTGGGTCATCATCGCGAGCAGGCACAGCCTCGGGTGGATACGGGATATGTTCGGCGCCGTGGGGCGGCAGGTGAAGCCCGACAGCGCGCGGTCCGAGGATGCGCTCGGCTACCTCATCCCCGGCCGCGACAGTGGCAGCCCTCCGCTCGACGAGGGGTGTGCGACCTTGCTCTTTCAGTATGAGCGGCCGTCGAAGCGGATGCCCAAGGGCCGGATGGCGATCACGTCACAGCGGATCGTGCTGTGGGAGTCCGGCCAGCTCCCGGACCCCCACGGCGAGATCCCGGTGACGATGAGCCCGTGGCGCCTGGTTCCGCACCGGATGTGGCCGACGGGGCTGGTTGAGATGGTGATCGACTTCCAGCGCGAGCTTAACCGCAGCCAGTCGAGCATCGCCAACAACGTGCGGCTGCACGGCAACCTGGGCTGGCTGGTTCCCAACGCCAGTGGGGTCAACGCGGATGAGATCGGCACGTCCCCGGACATCCGCATCCCTTACAACTACCCCTACAAGCCCGAGGTGTTCACGCCGCCGCCGCTCCCGGCACAGGTGATCGGAATGCCCGATATGATGCGGGCTGCGATGCAGCAGGTGGTGGGGCAGCACGAGGTGAGCAACGCGCAGGTGCCGACCGGGGTCCGCTCGGGCATCGCCATCGGGCTGCTGCAGGACCAGGACGACAGTAGGCTCCACGTGCCGGCGATGCTCGGCCGGGCCGCGCTGGAACGCGTTGCCAGGCACGCGCTAGTCAACATAGTTCAGCTCTACCGTGAGCCCAGGCTGATCTCGACGTTCGGGCGCGACCGGGCGCAGCAGGTGATGGCGATCATGGGCGCCGACATCGGCGACCGGGACGTGGTCGTCGACCTGGCGGACAGTGTCAACGACACCGACAGCGCCAAGCGGCAGAGGCTGATGGACTACATGGCCTCGGGCATCTTCAACTTGCCGCTGCCGCTCCAGATGGAGTTTTTCCGCGAGATGAACGAGCAGTGGCTGCTGGACGCCATCCAGAAGGCGCTGCCGCAGATCCAGGCCGACCAGGTGGCCGCCGCCGAACAAGAGGCGATGATGGCGGATCAGCAGGCGGCGCTGCAGCCAGGCGAGCCCGAACCGGCGCCGATGCCGAGCCAGGATGACGTCGACAGCCGGAGCGACCTGGAGAACCTGGAGCGTCTGGCGCGGGTCCAATCCACGTTACAACGCGCTGCTCCGCAGCAGGCGTCAGGCGGTCGGCCCACGGCGAGGACGTCGCAGAGGAGATGAGCTGCCAGTCTCGCTGGATGCAGCCTACCAGGGAGGCGCTGAGTGAGCTGCTGGACCTCAAGGCCGACTGGAACTCCTACGGGGCGCTGCCGATCCAGCCCGAGGCCGTGCGCCATGCGATGGAACTGCTCTGCCTGGTGATGCGGCCGGATGCCCCCGCACCGCAGGTGGTGCCGACGTCGTGCGGTGGGGTGCAGCTAGAATGGCACACCGGAGGGTTCGACATTGAGGTCAGCATCCGGCCATCGGGCGAGGCATATGCCTGTGTCGAGGATCTGCGCACCGGCGAGGAGTGGGACGGCCCGCTGCCGGAGCGCCAGGTCGACCTCAAGGCGGCGCTGGGCCGGCTGGCCGACAGGCTGGCCAACGACCCAGGCTGGCTCACGCGGATGGCCGCGATCGAGGATGAGGGGTGCGTCTCGGTGGGCGGCTGGGTGCACGATATCCAGCAGCGAGCGACCGACGCCCGCCAGGCCGACCCGGAGTACGCGGAGATGTGCGAGCGGCCCCTCGCGGCCGACGACCCGCAGCATGAGATCCTCGACCGGCTGCGAGCTGGGGAGTTCCGACAGGATGCGTGACCTTCCGTCTCCAGCAGGCGTCGCCGTCCCCGGCCGGAGATAGAATTATTAGGTGTCGGGCGGGGCAGGCAATGCAGGGGCCCTTAACCCGGTCCGCCCACCCGGCAGCGCAGCCCCCGGCCACCTGGCCTCGGAGCCCCTAACCGAGCGGCCGGGGCCGCTGCGCAGAGGGATACAATCGCGTTATGGATGGCCCGACATTCGCCGCGATCGCCACAGCCCTCGGCCTGCAGTGGGCTATCCGGCACGGATTCACCTGGTGGACGAGGCGTCGTGACCGCCTGGACCGCGAGCGGCGGCAGGATAGGCTCTCCAATCAACTCCCGCCCAATCCCAGCGCGGCCGAGGTGCTCGCCATCACCGCCCAATTCGACGCCAGGCAGGACGAGCTGGACCGCCGCCAGGCCGCCCAGGACGCGGTCGAGGAGCAACGAGAGGAGAAGATCCGCGAGCACTACCGCTCCACGATCGACAGGCTGCGGGGGCAGCTAGAGACAGTGGAGAAAGAGCGTCTCGCCGAGGTCAAGCGGTTCAACGAGGAACACCTCTTGTGCCGCGTGGAATTGGCCGGGCTCCAGCGCGACGTCGTCCACAACGGGGAGCAGATCGCGGAACTCAAGGACAGGATCGCCAGCCTGGAGCATCAGAACTGACATGGCAAGTGCTCAGTCTCGTCATAACAAGGCGATGGAATTGACGGACCTCGCCCTTCTTGCCCGAAAGCGAGGTGATCGCGACGTTGCCCACAAGTATTTCTACGAGGCGTTCCTATTAGAGAGGACCGCTGCGGAGGTATTCAGAGGGAAACCTGAGTTTGAGCCCACCCGAACGATCTTGTATCGGAGTGCCGCCAACCTCGCCCTTGATATCGGGGACTCGGCCGAAGCCGAAAGGCTCGCTCACATGGCGCTTACTGGCAACCCACCGCCCGAGTTGCGCGAAGAACTATGGTCCCTTCTAGACCAAATTCGAACTCTTCGCCATCAAGGAGCCCAAATGACCGAGCGTGGCCTCACCCAGGCGGAAGTCGAGGAGAGCCGGAAGCAATGACCGACGATACCGAGCGCTGGCTGACGGTGTGGTGCGTGATCCTGCTGGTGGCCGTCTGGCTCTGGCTGATCTGCTTCATCGCCGCCCGTCATCGCTTCTTGCCTGGAGCACAGGGCGCGAGCCCGGCGCGTTCCTTGTCGAGCCTCGCGAGCTGGCGCCGCACGGCTGCGTGAGCTTTCTCGATGCCGGGCAGGATGCGCTCGCCTTCGCGGCAGTCGGACAGGTAGTGCCAGAGGTGCTGGCTGGCGCTGACCAGGTGTTGGTATTGGCTCTCTCTCATTGTGTCTCCTCGGCGCAACTTGTAGATGGGGAGCCCAGCGCCGCAACCACCTCGTCCCACCGAGCCGCCGCTGCCAGCAACTGCTCGCGGCCCTCATCCTCGGTCAACTTGTCCTCGGCGTAGAGATCCACATCGAGGTAGTCTCCGATGCTCGAACGGATGAGGTTGGCGAGGTCGTCGGGGGGCAAGGCGTCCAGCTCCCAGCTCTCATCGCCGAACCGGTCCATGTAGGAACTGCAGCGGCTGTCGGTCAACTTCGCCGGGTTCGGTGGCGGGTTGTAGCTTTGGACCTGGTCCATATTGAGAGCGATCCGGTTGACGGTCGGGGCGTCGTAGCCGTGGTGCTTGTGGAACTCGGCCAGCCGATCCTCGATGTCCCGCGTCATATCGATCCCGCTCGGGTCGTGGTCGCCGAGATGGATGATGACCGGCTTCTGGTTGGCCCGCTGGTAGCGCATAAGCCGGATCGCCGCCACCCTCATCTCCGAAGCGGACATGTAGCCCCGGCAGGCGAGGTGGGCAACGTCCATCTCTTCGGCTACCTGCCCGACGATCCCGGCAAGCGCCTCTTTCTCCACCCAGACCTCGACCCGGCGGGGCTGCCGAGCCCACTTGTCCACGGCGTAGGACTGGGCAGCCGCGTCGATGATGTCTCCGGGCGTTTCCCAGTGCGGGTTCGCCCGGCTGTTCCGGGTGCGGTCCTCGATGGCGTCCCAGTCGATCAGCCCGCAGTAACGCGCTTTGCCGATGATATCCCCCAGCCTCTTGTATTCCGTGTCCTGGTTGGGGATGTGAGACGCCGCCACGAACCGGTAGTAGAGCTGCCGGAGCGTGAGGGTGTAGCCGAGCGCCTGATACTCGGCGATGATCTGGTTCGCCGTCCGGACCATTGCCAGGGACGCAGCCCCGAGCGTGTTCCGCCTGTAGGCAATCTTCATCAGGCGAGATCCTCTCGGTCGGTGGCCAGCGGCCCTGGTTCGGGGTATGGCGTGACCCTGATCCAACTGATCAGGTTCTTTCTGGCGGCGATGAGCCGGGCCATGACGCTGT